ATGAGGTAGTTGACGACAGCGGTTTCAGCTGACGTGCCTTTGGCTTTGTTTCGGCTCATCGACTGAACCCTGAGCATCGTGGGCAGAGCCAAATCTTTGCCTTCTCGTACCATCGAAGTTCTCGGCAGCAATCTCCACACAATGGGCTACTCATGCGACATTCTCCTGTTCGGCTTTCTGCCTTGCCCGACGCTTGCGAGCCTCAAGGGCGTATCGAGTTTGAGCCATCATTGCCTCGGTCGTGTATTGGGTGTGAATCTTTATGGCCTTGATCCCTAAATCTCGGCGCAACTTTTGACGGGTGACAACTCCTGTGCCAGCCCAGATGCCTTCTACCTCAACGTGCAAGGCGTACTCGAGGCAAGCTTTGGCGACCGGACAGTTGGCACACATCTTCTTGATTGTCGCAGAGGCATTCACGCCAGTTTCAGGGAAGAACAGTTCGGTGCTTAGACCGACACATGAACCTTCGCTAAGATCTGGGAACTCGTAGGGGTTCATGCGACACCGCCAGAAGGTAGGTGGCGCTCAACCTCGTAGGACAAGTGCAAGGGAGCGCCACCAGTGTGAGCGTTCGAACTCTCATGTCCAATCATAGTGGAATAGGTAGACATCACTTGTTGCCCTCCAATGCACGTTCTAGGCGCTCGGTGATGTAGTCAAGTGCAACAGCGCCGTCGGGTGACACGTTCAGATTGTGCTTGAGTTCACGAAGCACGTCATTGACCTGTAACAACTTCTCCAGCATGGTGGCAGTTTCGGATGTCATTACTTCCACCAACTTGGTTCAGACATGAGAAGGATTGTCGCCACGAGCATCAGCACAGCCTCAACTGCGTTCTTAAACTTGCGACCTCGAGGAGTCCAAGGGGCATTGTTCCAAGCGTCAAACATTACGCACCAGCCTTAAGTTCAATGCGCTTGCTATGTGCTAAATAAACAGGCAGTTGAATACCAGACGGCATCTGCACAAGTAAACGTGACGTGCGGCGAATACGCGTTATTTCAATTACTTCACCCCAATAAAGTTCTGGATAAAGCATTTCGTGAATCGTATTTGTTGTGCAAGGCTTAACAATGTCACCAGCTTTGACGTTTTTCGGGCTTATCAACTTAGTTGTCATTTTCTTTGTCCTTTGTCCTTTGTTCTTGTCGGTTGTCCTTCCGACACTTACTAGCGTACGCCGTTCAGATTTGAAGTCAAGCATTTTGGCAAACTATTTTCAGAAAGTTTTCAGGCATAAAGAAACGACCCCACCGCTTGGATCACAAGCAAGGTGAGGTCGTCTTGAGCCGTAAGCCCTATTTAGTTATGTGTCACAGTCGGTCTGCGTTGACCAGTTCCCCTGCAATGGCCAAGTACGCTGCACCGTCAATGTATGAATCCATGTTATCGGGATTACCTGCTAGACGTGCAAGTTTCAACCCTGCCATGCACAGTGCCACCTGAAAGGGTTCAACCTTGTAGCCAAGGATTACTGACCAGATTCGGGCGATGTTGTCGTGGTTGATGTACGGCTCGCCATGCTGAAGGTTGCGGTCGTTAGTTGTCAGGCTGGTCGCAGCCTCGAGGATGTCCTTGCGGTTGAGGTCTTTCATCGTTGCTCCCCTAGTGCCATCAGGATTCCCTGCTCTAAACTAATCTTTGGCTCATAGTAGCTGAGCATGAACTCGGGATTGCCTACCCGATACTGAACCCCGACAGGCTCGGCGGTGAGGTGTTCGACTGGCGCATGATAGCCAGAAGCCAGCATGACCAGTTCGGCCAGTTGGTTGAATGAGGTTGCTCGACCGCTGCACAAGTTTGACACCTCGATGCCAGCGTCGACTCCAGCCATTACTGCGCCCACAATGTCGTCGATGTGAATAAAGTCCCGAACTTGCTTCCCATCACCCCACACTTGGAACGGTGTCTGGCGACTCAGTCCTCGCTCGATGAACTTCGGGAATGGGTAGTCCAAGTCTTGATCTGCGCCATAACCTGAGAACGGTCGGAACACCGACACCTTCAAGCCTTGTTCCCTGGCGTGACTTGCCAGCATCTCGCCGGTCAACTTTGCCCAACCATAGGTGAGGTCAGGATTGCTGACCTTGCTCAGGTCAATGTCGGTTTCCTCAAGTTGAACCTGCCAACCCAACTCTTGCAATACGACCGGATAGGCGGCAGAGCTGCTGAAGTAGACGATGCGTTCAGGTTTCGTGCGTAAAGCCCAGCCGAACATTTCAGCGTCAATGGACAGGTCAACCGCCAGCGCCAGCGGTGAGCCTTCAATCATTCGTCGACCACCAACAACAGCCGCCAAGTGAATGACTAGGTCAAACTTAGTGTTGTCGGTTTGGAAGAAGTCACGAGCATCTGTCCCGTTGACAATGTCCACGCCAGTAATCTCGTGACGTTCGTTGGCGAAATGTCGGTGAAATGCTCGACCGACAAAGCCAGCATCACCTGTAATCAGTATTTTCATGCGCTGAGTCTTTCTACTAGCTGACGGTAGCCATCGCTTTGAATGTAGGTGTGGAACATCTGCGAGTCAGCGTTGTTGATTTCGGCAGAGTTCACTTCCTGATAGCCAGCATCCCAGTCACCTTTGCCGGCGATTGGGTGAAGATGCTCGATGACAGTTTTGGGAAGGTAGCGTATGGCGTTCAGGTCTTGACCTAGGCGAAGCCAGAAGTTGTCTAGGTACAGGTGAGCGAACCCTTCAGGGATCATGCCGTTTAGTTCTTCCACAATGCTTCTGGTCATTCCGATGGCGGTTGGTAGTTGTTCACGCTGGAATAAGTCGTCACCATAGACAAGCCCTGTCGCAAGGTCGTCAAGGTTTGTGCGCCACACTTTGTCCCATTTGAAGGTTCGAGGTCGATGGTCATCACCAACGAAGATGAAATACTTCCAGCGTTCATCTGTGACCAGTTGCCTTGCAGCGTTGTTGAGTGGGTCGGCCATGCCTTTGCGACCACGTTCGAAGGTCAGCACTTCGGTGAAGTTGTTTTCTAGGTCGTAGTAGTCCCGAATAGTTTCGTCATCCTCGTCGACCACAACAAACAGGCGTGACATTGTATGAGTGTCAATGAGTGACTGTTGCAGCTCTTTGATGTTGTGCGGTCGATGTCGACTTGGCACGATGATTGCGGTGTTCATCTTTGCTCCCCTGCTAGTACCGACAAATCTCGGCGTGGGTCGTAACCCTCACCCATAACAAATGACACGATGCCGGTCGGTGATTCCAACCCTGCACGATCACGCCACCAAGGCGAGCCGCCATCCATTGCTGGAATCTGTACCCATAGGCGAGGCCCAACTTGGCTGACCTTGTAATGGTGATAGTGGGCAGTGAGAAGCACGTCAGCGTCACCTACTGGCGTTCGCCCTGTCGCCTGTCCTTGCCACCACTTGACTGCATCTCGGGACTGGTGACCATGCGCCAGACCAAGGATTGACCCTGACACGTTCAGCGCCAAGGTCTGATGGTCGCTGTCGGGATACCTGAACTGGACATGGGCAAGGGCAGGGTTTTCGGCACAAGCATCCTGCACAGCTGAGGCAACCTCAATCTGCCATGAGTCGATGGCATCACCGATGACATAGCGTTGCGCTTCGTCGTGGTTGCCTGGGACAACTGGCACGATAAGTTCTTCGGTGAGTGGTGCAAACGCCTTGATCCATGCAAGGAGCATTCGACGGCCAACCCTGACCTGTTGGGTGACGGATAGGTCTGAGCGACCCAGCACCTTGCCATTCTGTGACACTGAGCCTTCAATGCAGTCGCCCATCTGGGGCAGGATGACAGTTCCCACTGGTCGACCAATTCGGATGAGGTCTTTGTGGCGCTGAACTGATTCTTCAATGCCAAGCAATACACGCCTCACAGTGCCCTCTGTGCCGTCGCCAGAATCCTTACCCCACTGAGTATCGCCGATAGCGTAGACAGCGCTCAGATTGCCTGTGTGTGCTTTTATTCGGGCGTGTGGTCGCCACCTTTCCACATGGTCAATCAGTGCCTGAAGGTCGGTGTCGTCAGCTGACGAATGAACCTGCTCGGCAGGGACAATGCTGACCCTGGCAGACTCAAGCCACTCGCCGTCATACTTCTGCCACATTGAGCGCCGAACGCCAGTGACACGCCACACAGATGGGTCAAGGTCGAAGTCGCCCAGCAGGTCAACGGCATCTGGCAGGTCACCGGCGGTTCTGGGTGTGGACACAAAGAAACCGCCCGAAGCAGGGTCAACCTCAAGTCGAGGTCGCCATGCTTCGGGCGTATTGGTAGAGCGAGTGTCAGAGCCAGATTGACCGGCGCTGGCAAGTTTGGATAGATCGTCAGACAATGTCATCGAGGACACCGACAACCGTTCGACTCGCCACGATTGCGGTGACGGCTCACGGTGACAGCGCTCACGTTGAAACCTCGGTCGGAAAGAACCCGAGCAAGGTCAGTGTGACGAATCTGTCGGTTATCTAAGGCAGCCAGTAAGGCTTCACGTTCATCGTCATCAAGACTGACAAGCGCATTGTGAAGAGAACACAAAGGTCGAGCGACAGTCTTAACGACGTGCAGTTCTTTCAGTTCGGCTATGAAGTCCATGAAGCCAGACTAAAGGCGATTAGTCTTTCGTGACAATTCCGAACGCCGAGTCCTTCGGGTTCATCGCCCGGACGAGGACAGGCACGAACGAAGCCCAGACTGCGTTGCCAATCTTCACCCAATCAGACTTGGTCATGGTGAACGGTGTCAGGTTCAGCGACATCATCACAGTGATGACACAAGCCAGCAAGGACTGAGCGTAGGTTGCTAGGACTGATTGAAGTTTCGGATTCATGATTACGCCTTCGAAGGTAGTTTGCCGAGTTGCAGGTCTACATCGTTGTATTGGGAAGCCCAACCGAGCAGCTCTTTACCCCACACCTTCGTGAAGTATTCGACACGCTCCTCGCCAATGAAGCCAGCGCTTGGAGCATCAGTTGAAATGACCACGCCTACACGATCAGACTGAAGCGCCACATGGCCATAAAGACCGCCAGCCCAAAACACGGGAGCGCCAACAGGTGCTTTGCTCATGTCAGTGTGGCGGTGCTTCTTAGGAATGTGATTCCATGCGTCAATGGCGCTGGCATACTTCACTGGAAGTCCCCAGGCATTCTGACAAGTGGCATGGCAATGACCCACTGGAATGCTCTTGTGCTGAAGAAGCCACTGGTGCATATGGGCGAAAGCCTGAGAACCTGTGATTTTCGATAGTGCCATAGTGACTCCTTAGTCAATGTCAATGTGATGATCGAACTCGCCCTGAAGGTGAGCAACCTTGTCGCCAATAACAATCTGGCGTTCTTCAATCTTGTCTATCTTGTGGGACATCTCGTTGACAGCCTGACGAAGACCGCCACCGTTCGGCCCGAACTGCATGACGATTGTATCGAGCTTGTCAGAAATCCTGACCTGATGCAGTTCGAAGTCATTCTGACGACGTTCAATGTGTCGCCAAAGCCCGAACACTCCAGCAATAACCGCCGCAAGGAAACTGGCAATCGTGGCTAGGCTCGAGGTGTCCGAC